CTAAAACCCTATCAGCAACCCTAGACCGCCTACGCATCACCACAGTAAACGGCACAGATACTTTCGATGCTGGCTCAATTAACATCATGTGGGAATAACCAATGACAACAACAATAAACTCCTACGCATCCTCATCAGCCCTCGCTCAGAACGGTGTAGACGTAATCACCTTTGATACGACAGGAATTACAGCAGGGCTATCAGATGCCCTTGCTCTTACTAAAACTAAAACTTCACTTAATGCTACAGGTTCAGCTCCAATCTACGCTTGCCGAGCATGGGTAAACTTTAATGGAACTGGCACTGTGGCTATTAGAGCAAGTGGGAATGTTTCTAGTATTACCGACAACGGCACTGGAGATTATACGGCAAACTTTATAGATGCTATGCCTGACGGAAACTATGTTTTAGCTGGTGGCGCAGGGGGCATTTCCACTCAACAGGCATCAGTTTGTCCTAATTATTCAGTAGCTTTACCTACTGCATCAGCAGTTAGATTTCAAGTTACAACCCCAGCAAATGTGATCGACCTTGCATACGTTAATCTTGAGATATTCAGATAAGGACACCAAATGACACAAGCAATCATATATAAAACAGCAGACGGCGTGGCGGTTATTCATCCGACGGCAGAAGCTTTAGCACTTTATGGCATCGAAGCTATTGCAGCTAAAGATGTTCCTGCTGGACTACCGTTCAAGATAGTAGCCATTGCTGACTTACCAGACCGTTCACAGCGCAACCAATGGGATATTGATGTGGCTGATTTAACAGATGGTATAGGGAGCGAATCAAATGAGTTTAATTAGTATTAAAGCATTGCCAGTTCCACCTGAACCAACTTACCAAGAACTACGAGCATCCGCTTACCCTAGTATTCCTGCACAGTTAGACATGCAGTATCACGATGCAGTTAACACTACAGCAACATGGGTAGAAGCTATTGAAGCAGTAAAGGTGGCTTATCCTAAACCTGTAGAGGTCGTTACTACTCCCGAGGTGGTCGTTGAAGAGGCTCAAGTAACAGAAGAACCTGTAGTAGCAGAAGAAGAAACAATTGTAGCCACTGAGAAAACACCATGATGTACTTACGGTGGTTAGTTTCATTTCCTTTGTCATGGGCTATTACTATTGTTACTTGGCTTATAGCTCCTGTACTAGCCCTTCCTATATTTATTACTACTATCAATAACAGGGATTGGCTTATCGCTCCTGTTAGGTGGTTTCAGACACATGATGCGCCTGTAGATGAATGGTATATGGATGGTTACTATAAGAAGTGTACTTGGGCTAAATGGGATTTTACTAAAGCCTTTCATCGTTACTTAGCACGTTACTTTTGGATATGTCGTAACCCTGCTTATGGTTTTAATTATCATATTCTAGGTGCTACTCCTTTACATAATAAAATTGTTAGTGGTTCATTCGATCGCTGGGACACTGGTGTAAGTAATTGGGAATACACCAAATGGGGTTCAGCATTTAACTTCAGGGCACAATGGTTTTTTACTACTAACTTTTATGTGCGTATTAACATTGGTTGGAAAGCTCACACAGGGTTTGATAAAGTTATGTTAGCTAGTTTTATATTTGTTAGAAAGTGGAAAGTGTGATGGTAAATATTGATCCAGTAGAATATGGGAAATTACTTTCTACAGTAAATACCTTAGAAAAAAAGATAGATAGTATGGATAATGATTTAAAAGAACTTCTAGCCCTTGCTAATAAAGGTAGGGGTGGATTTTGGGCAGGTATGACTATAGCTTCAATAATAGGTGCTGTAATTTCATACTTTGGTGCACATTTACTTAAAGGATAATATATGGGTGCATTAGTTAGTTTTTTAGGTGGTTCTATATTTCGTATGATTTGGGGTGAAGTGTCAAATGCTTACACTAAACATCAAGATAATAAACAAGAAATTCTTGCCATGGAATTACAAGATAAGTTAGATGGTAATAAGGCAGAGCGTGAATTAACAAGATTAAAGACTTTAAATGATTTAGGTATTAAACAAATAGAAGTACAATCTAATGCTGATTTATCTTTAAAAGATGCAGACAGTTTTGTTACAGCTATGAGTACATTAAATACTAAATCAGGTATTACTTGGGTTGATGCTTGGAATGGTATTATTCGCCCTTGGGCAGCTACAACTGCTATTCTTATTTGGTGGGGTTGTTTATATACACAAGGGTTTATATTAACAGAGTGGGATAAAGAATTAGTGGGTGTTATTTTAGGATTTTACTTTGCCCATAGAGTTTTTATTAACAAGAAATGAATGATTTATTAAAACTTATTAAACGGTTTGAAGGATGTAAATTAAAAGCCTATTATTGCCCTGCTGGCATTCTTACAATTGGTTGGGGTGCTACAGGGGATATATCTGTAGGTGAAATATGGACACAAGAACAAGCGGATAAACGACTTGAACAAGATGCCCTTAAATTCTTTGTTGGTACTAAGAAACTACTTCCAAATGCTTCAGATAGGGTAATTATAGCTTGTTCTGATTTTGCATATAACTTAGGTTTAGGAGCATTAAAAACATCTACCCTTAGACGCAAGATATTAGCAGGGGATATAGAAGCAACTTGTGTACAATTAGCTAGATGGAATAAAGGAGGTGGTAGGGTATTACGAGGTTTAGTGTTACGCCGTCAAGCTGAAATAAATTATATTAAAGGGTTTCAGTAAATTATGAAAAAAGATACTCGTTTAGAAAATGCTGGAGTTAGTGGATATAATAAACCAAAAGCTACACCTAGTCATGCTACAAAATCTCATGTTGTTGTAGCTAAAGTAGGTGATGTTGTAAAAACAATTAGGTTTGGTCAAAAGGGTGTAACTGGTAGTCCTGATGGTAGCAAGCGTAATGAAGCATTTAAAGCTAGACACGCTGCTAATATTGCCAAAGGTAAAATGTCAGCGGCTTATTGGGCTAATAAAGTAAAGTGGTGAGATTGACAATCTTTAGCTATATATGATATAATAAGTTATAACCAAAAGGAATATGATGACCTACCTAGAATGTGTAAATCGTGTATTAAGACGGCTTCGAGAAAATGAAGTTACTACTATAAATGAAACTCCATATTCTAAACTAATAGGTGATTTGGTAAATGTTGTTAAAGTAGAGATTGAAGATGCTTGGGATTGGTCAGCTTTACGCACAACTCTATCAGCATATACAACTGAAAGTTTATTTAACTATGTGCTAGATGGCTCTGGTACTAGATTACGTGTATTAGATGTGTTAAATGACACAGATAATTTTGTTATGCAACCTAGAGATTCACGTTGGTTTAATAAAGCATTTTTACTAAAAGATCAAACTTTTGGTACACCAATGTATTATAACTTTAATGGTGTAACTTCAGATGGTGACTCACAAATAGATTTATATCCTATTCCAGATGGTTTATATGATATTCGTATTAACGTAGTACAGCCTCAAGCAGAATTAACTAATGATGCTGATGTAGTGCTAATCCCAGCTATTCTCCTTGTAGAAGGGGCATTAGCTAGAGCTATAAATGAACGTGGTGAAGATGGTGGATATGCTGAACAAGAACAACGCTATCGCTCATTAGGTGCTGATCTCATTGCTATAGAATCCTCACAACGGATGGATGAACTCACATGGATATCTTGTTAAATGGCTGGCATATTAAAAGCCTTTAGTAATGCTACATTAGGGTTCTTGGGTTTAAACACTCAGGAATCAGGTATTACCCTTGAAGGTGGATATGCTACAAAAGCTAATAATTGTATTATTGATAAGTTTGGTCGTTTAGGTAGTCGTAGGGGTTGGTCATTTGTTACCACCGTTCCTGATGGACTTACAACTACTAAATATATAGAATCTTTATTTGAGTTTGTAGATAGTAATATGGTTTCTACTTTCCTATCAGCAGGTAATGGTAAATTATTTCAAGGTTCTACTACTCTTGTTGATACTCCTGTAAGAGAGGCAGATCAAACAACAATTGTACCAATTACTTTTACAGGTAATAGATGGCAGTTCTCACAATTAGCTGAGGGTATTGGTTTTGATGCTTCTATTTATGCTTTTGCTACTCAGGGTGGAAACCCTATGCTTGTTTATAGAAAACAAAATCATACAGGGTCTTATATCTTTCAAAAGATTGGGGACTATGGTTCTAAACCTTCAGGTGTAACAACCTTTGACCCTGATTGTTGCCATTCAGCTTTTGGTCGTATGTGGGTGGCAGGGGTAACAGGAGCTAAGTCTACAGTTTATTTTAGTAAACTATTAGATGGAGCTGTATTTACAGCAGTGGGTGCAGGTCTATTAGATGTAGCTACTATTGTTGGTGACAACGATGAAATTATTGGTATATCCTCACATAATAGTTATCTTATTATCTTTTGTAGAAATAATATTATTGTATATGGTGGTGCACAAAATCCAACAACAATGGCATTACAAGATGTAATTGCAGGTGTTGGTTGTATTGCTAGAGATTCCATACAGCAAACAGGTACAGATTTAATATTCTTGTCTAATGGTGGTGTTAGAAGCCTTAATAGAGTTATACAAGATAAGAGTATGCCTATGCGCGATTTGTCAGCTAATATTCGTGATGATTTAGTGCAGTATGTTAATGGTGAAGATTTAAAACAAATTAAAAGTGTATATTTTGAACGTGATGCTTTCTATCTATTAGTCTTACCAAACTTACAACAAACCTTTTACTTTGATTTACGTCAAACACTCCCTTCAGGTGCAGCTCGTACAACTGCTTGGAATAACTTTGTACCTAAAGCTTTATGTGCCACAAGGGATAGGAATTTATTTGTAGGTATGATAGGGGGTATTGGTAAATACTTTGGTTATGCTGATAATGGGGCTTCTTATCGTATGGAATATTTCACACCCTCTGTGGATGCTGGTGAGCCTTTTACTTTAAAGATGTTAAAAAAAGCTAGCCTTGTAATTATTGCTTCAGGTTCACAAGATGTAATTATGAAATATGGGTTTGATTATAAAACTACATATTCTAGTAGAACATTTACAGATAATTTTGTTGGTGGTAGTAGTGAATATAACACTGCTGAATACAACATTGGTGAATTTACTTCTGGATTAGCAATTAATGATATTACAATGCACTTAGGTGGTTCAGGTAAAATCTTGCAGTTTGGTATAGAAGTACCAATTGAAAATAGTCCTGTAAGTTTACAACAATTAACAGTTTATATTAAAACAGGGAAAATGGTCTAATGTCAACCTACGTGAAAGCAACTAATTTCTATATTAAAGAT